CAGCTGCCAGTGATCCTCGGATAAACATATATCGAAGATTTAATTATCCAAATTATTATAAATGTCCAACGATGAAAATTTTCAAATTTGAAAGAGATTTAAATCAACAAATAACCTATACTGTTATTAATGCTTTTCCCAAAGGTATGACTTCAATTCCAATATCCTATGGTGCTGCTGATATTTTAAAATTGACAGTAACTTTTAATTATGACAGATACCTTACCACAAAAGAAAAAATTGAATCCCCATCTCCAAGTTCACTAACTGCTCCAGAACAACCTCTACAATTAGACGCACGTGCTCTTGCAGGAGTTCAAGGTCGTTTCCAGACTCTTACAGATAAACTTAATAACTCTGGATCTCTTAATGATATCGAACTCGATGAATTATATAGACTCACTGGTATTTTAAGAACACAGACAACCGGAAATGCTGCTAAATAATTTTACTGAAGTTATAATAGGTCATTATGCCTTTACCAAAAATTAATACTCCAACTTATGAATTGGAGTTGCCCTCAACTGGAAAAAAAGTAAAGTATCGCCCTTTTCTAGTTAGAGAAGAAAAAATTCTAATCATGGCATTAGAATCTGAAGACATGAAACAGATTACAAATGCCATTGTTCAAACTCTTTCTGATTGTATTTTAAACAAAACTATTAAAGTACAAGAACTTTCAACGTTTGATATTGAATATCTATTTCTTAATATTCGTGCTAAGTCAGTTGGTGAAAGTGTGGAAGTTAATGTGACTTGTCCAGATGATGGGGAAACAACTGTAAAGTTGGAAATTGATATTGATGATATTAAAGTTCAAAAAAATAAAGATCATAATAATATTATTAAACTTGATGATAATCTTTCAATGAAATTAAAATATCCATCATTAGAGCAATTTGTTGAAAACAATTTTGAAACAAGTGAAGATACAAATGATGTTAGTAAATCTTTGAATATGATTATTTCATGTATCGATATGGTTTACGATCAAGAAGAGTCTTGGAGTGCTTCTGATTGTACAAAAAAAGAATTGGAAGAATTCATTGAGCAGTTGAATACTAAGCAATTCAAAGAGATTGAGACATTTTTTACTACAATGCCAAAACTATCTCATACCGTCAAAGTTAAAAATCCAAATACAAAAGTAGAATCTGAAGTTGTCCTGGAGGGTCTGGCAAGTTTTTTCAGTTGAGTATGGCTCATACTAATCTTGAGTCATACTACAAAGTTAATTTTGCCTTGATGCAGCATCATAAATATTCTTTGACTGAACTAGAAAATATGATCCCTTGGGAGAGGGAAATTTATATTAGTCTATTAGAACAGTATATTGAAGAAGAAAATCTAAAGGCACAACAGCAGCGTGGACATTAATCAAGTTTACAAAGCCCCATCCATACCTAAGTTGAATAAGACGAACATATCATCTTCGGTATTGAAAGGTGCTGCTGCGACTGTAAATGCTCCAAAGATAAAAAAATCTACCTTTAGTTTTATTAAACCTGGAATTGTTTTAGATAAAAAAGTAGAAGGTTTAAAACCAGAAACTTCTCCAATTCAAATTACAGAAACTTTAGTAGAGACAAATAGAATTTTAGTAGAGATACAAAAACAATTATCTCTAGATTTTGCGATGAGAATCGCAGAGGAAAAAGAAACGATTAAAAAAATAAAAGAAGTAGAATCAAAGAGAAAATTTGCTTCAAAAGAATCTTTTGTTGAAGGGGTTAAAAAAGTAGGAGGAATATTAGGTAATGTTGTTGGTAAAGTTACTGCACCAATTAAAAATGTTTTTGAAAAAATAAAACAATTTTTCTCTCTAATTTTAACGGGAGTTCTTTTAAATGCTGCTTTTAGTTGGGTAAGGGATGAAAATAATCGAAAAACTCTCAGTACTATTTTTGATTGGATAGGAAACTCATTTGTTCCTGTTCTCATAGGAATCATTACATATAAACTTATTAAGTGGATAGGAAGATTATATAGACTTGCTAAATTTTTGTGGAAATTACCAGGAAGACTTTCGCAACTTGTTAAAAATCTGCCATCACCATATAGATCACCTTCTAATCTGCCTCGGGGACAAACACCTTTTGCAAAACCTTCTCCTTTATCAGGATCACCACTTACTAGAGGTCCTGGCTACGCTCCAGGAATTCAACCAAAATTACCTACGCCTTTATATGGTCCAACAGGACAACCTCTACCAACAGATCCCCTTCGTGGAGCAACTCCAGGAAGGGCTCCGGGAATTCCAAAACCTGGAGAAGGAATTACACCAAAAACAACAACCCCTCCTAGAGGACCTCAACTTCCAGCATGGCTTGGAAAAACCTTAAGAGTAGTTGGACTTGCATTTTTAATAAGCGAATTACAGGAAGACTGGAGAAGAGGTGATATAAAGGCGATTGCTGTTAAATTAAGTGCTTATGGTTTAGGATGGTTAACAACAATACTAGTTGCTGCGGGGGGCACTGCTCTTGGGATTGGAACAGCTCCAACTGGAGCTGGAGCTGTAGCTGGATTTGGATTAGCAGCATCATCTTTCGCAGCTGGATATGGTGTAGATGTTGGAGTAAGAAAAGCATTTGGGTATAAAGATGGTGGGACAATAAAAGCATCTAATGGAATGACTGTTCCTGGTAAAAGATCTGGAATGTCTGGAATGATTGATAGTGTAAAGGCAATGCTTGCTCCTGGTGAGGAAGTTATTCGCTCAGCATCATCAATGTTATTCAGACCTCTCCTCAAGGATATTAATGATAATGCTGGTAGATTGTGGATGTTATTTTCAATGGCAACTAAAAAGTTGCTTACTTCCACTGAATATGCAAATAGCGTATCAGAAGAATTTTCTAAAGTTATAGAAGACTTTGATGGTTTTCTTAAGAAAGAAATACAAAATAAAAAAACAGGTAAAAGATCAGGTGGTGGTGGACTGAGACCATCAACAAAGTCAAAACCATCCTTACAATCTTCAACAAGTGTACCTAATATAAATTTACTTGTTTCACAATCATCTGGTGTTGGTGGAATGACAGTTTTACCAATGGTGTTACCAAAACAATCTAATCCACCACAAATACCGACACCCCAAACAGTGGCAACTGATATACCTATTATTTCACCAATTAATCCAAGAAATCCATATATGTCAATAACTTCAGAGTATTATAACATTCAAATGTTTGCTGGTGTATAAAAAAATATGGAAAATCAAATTCAATCTTTAAAATTAAATGTTAAAAATATTAATAGTTATTTGATCAATTCAAATAAACAATTAAGATCTCTTAAGATTCAAAAGAAAAATTTGTTTTTTAAAATAGAGAAACAAAAAGAAGTAAGTGCTGAAGAAAATCGTATAGAAAATAAAAATTTGGGCGTTGGATCTACATTTTCAAAATTTGCTAGTGTGATTAGTGCTCCAGCTAAAAACATTTTTGACAAAATTTTAGAATTTGTTGGTTTGATTGCTCTTGGAATATTGGTTCAAAATATTCCTACAATTATAAAGAAAATTGATGATGTTTTAAATAGCGATGTCTTAAAAGGAATTGGCAACGTTTTGAATGTTATTGGTATTGGATTCTCAAAATTAGGAGAGTTGATTGATATTCTTACCCCCCAAGAAAGAAATAATCTTGATAAAGAATTACAAAAAATTGATCGAGATATTGAGGATGATTTTAAAAACGCTAGTCAAGCAGAAAAAGATACTTCTGTATTAGATGAAGAACTAAAAAAAAGAGAAAGAAATAAGTCTCAATACAATCCAAGTGGTGGAAGACAACAATATAATCAGTCAAGATCTTCAGCACCACCTTCGATTCCTTCTACTACTCCAAGAACAAATGCTCCATTACCACCATCAAATCCTGATAACTCATCTCAAAAATTATCTAAAGGTGGCACCGTTCAAAATCCCAATCAACAGAATAAAGGATATCAACCAAGAAAAAGTGGGCAGTTAAAACAAGCAGAAAGAGGAATGGGTGATGGATTCACCAATTTCAGTAAGTCTGTTGATAATATTAAACAATCAGCACAACAAGATGAAAAAAACGTTTTGGCATTTGCCAAAATGAGTGATAATTTTAGAGAATATATTGGAATCACAACTGCCACAAGACGTGGTGGTCCTCCAGGTTCAGGTCAAAATCAATCAGGTCAACAAGCATTAAGAAATGCTGGATCTCAATATCCTGGACAGTCTTTTTCTTCCGGAGCTTCTATTGGACCAACAGGAGATACTGATGGCAATCAAACTGGTTTAGATATGAATCTCTCCGGTGGAATTGGTACGCCAATCTATGCACCTTTTGATTTAATTTATAGAGATAAAGGGACTGATGGTATGCCCTCCGTTGGTCTTGACGGTACTTCAGACGTTTTGGGACCAGCAGGAAGAGGATTTGGTTATTATGGTGCTTATTACTTCAAGAGAGGCAATAAAGAGTATGAAGTTCTCATGGGACACTTTAAATCTTTGCCATATAGAGGATCTAAAGACGGTGAAGTTATACCACAAGGGACTTTATTAGGATATCAAGGTGCTTCTGGAAGAACTAAGAGTGACACTAATGGTGTATATCCTCATATATCTCTTCACGTTAATGGTCTTGGATTTCAAGCATCTAATTCTTTGTTGGTTCAAGTTGCTAATCAAATATTAAACGCAAAACCAAGCACAACAACGTTACCCAAAAATCAACAAGGTCCAGTTGCCAATTTAGGAAATTCTGGGGCTGGGAATGGAGGTAGACGATTAAATAGTATCAATAATGGAAATCAATCTGTTGTTATCTATGCTGTCCAACCAATAGAAACTTTTGTCCCCTTCCCATACCCAGTTTTATCTCAAAGTTCTTCAAGTTCCTCTAGATCTAAACCAAAATTACCAGCAATATGGAGAAATTAAGATAAATGGCAAATGCAGCACAGGCATCTGTATATGAACTTTTTACAATTCAAAAAAATAATAAGACTGTAGATATTAGTGGTGAAAGTCCAGCTAGTGCTAGAGTTATGAGGTTTGACTACTATGAAAGTTTACTGTCTCCAAATATAACTGCTATTTTAAGTTTGATTGATCTTGGTGGATCTGTAAAATATGACCAAGAATATGACAGTCAAACTAGATTTGGAACATTAACTTCAGCGTTACCACTTAATGGTGATGTAAGTGTTTCATTTAAAATTAGATCAAAATTAGGCAATTTAGATTTTACTGGAAATCCATTGGTTTTTGATTCCCAAATCAATCCAGATCAAGAATCAAATCGTGAAACAATTGTTTTGAGTTTAATTTCTAAAACGGCAAAAATAAATCAAGAATCTAGTGTTTTAAAAACATATTCTGGAAATATTAGTGATTCTGTGAAAAAAATAATTAAAGAATATTTAAAAACACCAGATGAAAAAATATTACTTACACCAACAAAAAATCCATGTGCTTTTGATGGTAATAGTGAATCTGTTTTTGAACTTTTATGTTGGTTAGCATCACAATCAGCACCAGTAAAAGGAAATCCTGGTTATTTTTTCTATGAAACTAAGAATGGTATTAATTTTAAATCAATTGACGAATTAATTGGACAAGAAGCAAAAGAAAGTTATTTTTTAAGTGGTGTGCTAAGATCTGGAATAGACAATGACGAAAACGATTTTAAAATAGCCTTCAAATCGGACATAAAACGTGAAGATTTACTTTCTGCTTTAAAAGCAGGAGTTTATGTAAATAGAAATATTTTCTTTGATATAAAAATGAGAAAGTATGAAGAAATAATTTATAAGTTAGATACCGGAAGTTTGGAAACATCTCTTGGTAAAAAGGCAGAGATTCCAACCGTGAATAGATTTACAAGAACACACTTTCACATTAAAGGGAATGGAACAAGAGAACCAACCCCAGCTGGTGAAGTTAATAATGATCCAAAAGAGTGGCAAGCAAAGGCAACAATGAGATATAATTTACTATTCACTCAAGTAGTCCAAATACAAGTTCCATGTAATCCAAATTTAGTGGCTGGTGATACAATAAATTGTACGTTTGAACCTATCACTCAGGACAATAAATCTCAAGGTCCAGATCCAGTTCAAAGTGGCAAATATTTAATTCTCAATCTTTGCCATCATTTCGACCCTCTAAGATCGTTTACTTCTATGACCTTAGTTCGTGATACATATGGTCTATATACTAGTAAAAACAAATGACGAAGAGTAACCTAGGTTTTTTTGGTAATAATCCAAGAAGGTTTATTGCTCAAGTGGCTCCAAGTCAAAATGAGCATACAAAAGATGCTTCCTGGAATGATGCTTTTGGGGATCGTGTTAAGATAAGAATCCCATCTAAACATCCTAAATCGGCAGAGATACGTGATGAAAATTTACCCTGGGCAATAGTCCAAAAATCCACCGCAAGTGGTCATTTTAATCGGACTTCATCTGGAATATGGGGAGGAGAATGGGTTATTGGTGAATATCTGGACGAAGCATGTCAAATTCCAATTATTACTGGTGTCTTAGGGAGGGGTTCTGTAGAACCAGAAATAGTAGAGTCGATCGGTGGTACAACAGACTTTAAAGACGTTAGTGCTTACAGTGGAGGACTAAAAGCAGGAAATCATCAACTCACGGGTGGTAGTCCTTCAGCAAAAGCAAAGGGAAAATCTGATCCAAGAACTTTACCCGTTGATGATAAAGTTAAAGAAGACGCAAAAGCAGAATCTCAACTTTCTGGTACAACTCCAACCGGAATACCAAGTGAACCAAAAATTACAACAAATCCAGATGGATCTGTATCTGTAACAACATATAAGTATGATCCTGGAGAAGAAGGTGGTGTTTCAGCATTTACTCGTAAGTCAGCTCCAGGAGGATCTGGTGCTGAAAATATAATTCAAACCGCAAGGAGAGAACAATCACAAAACTTCAAAAATGAAGTATCACGTTCAAATCCCGCCTTGACAGGATTTAATAGTAGTAAGTTGTCATCATCAACATCAATCGCACAATACACAGCAAAAGATAAAGCAGAAGATAAACTACTTCTTAGATCGATTCAGAGAGGTGAACTCGGACCAATTCCAAGAGAGCAGATTGATTCTATTATTAATCGTATCAATGGTGTACCAGTTCGTGGTGTTTAATAAATATCAGAACAAGGAGGTAAATTAAAATATGGCGCCGAACTTTGTACCTGCGGTAGAACAAAGAATCCTTCAAGGATCAATTTATCTGAAAGGTAAAGACGGTAAGTGGTATGATCAGTTTGGTGGAATAATTACGAATATTGATTTACTTAAGGCTATAAATTCTAATCAAGCAAAAGTAGATCCAGTTGCTAGAGGTACGGTTATAACAGTAACGGGAAACACACCAGTAGCACCAGGAACTAGACCAGTAGCACCAGCACCAGTAGAAGTAGTTCCACCTACAGAAAACCCAAAGACTTCTTCATCTTTTAGAGGGTCTAGTGGAGTAGTAGTTGCAGACACTGACACTGGAAAAAGTTTCGTAGTTTCAACACTTCAACCTAATTTTCAAACTTCAAGTGGTCAACCAGCAAGATCACTGATCACAAGAGCTCAGC